TTTTCTTGAAGATTTGTTGGATGTGTTAGATGAACTTGATGTAAAAGAAGAAGAAAACTTATCTGATTTTTCTAGTGGCATACAGTTAGTCGGCACAAAAATAGGACAAGATACTGAGACACAAATTACAACAATAATACAAGGCGATCAACTTAAATTTATGCGAATGGTAAATCAAAGAGCACAGGTATTAGTCAGTGCAGATCAAGCATATAATATAGTTATAACTCAAGACGGTGTATCAAAAGTCATACAAGTAAACGGCACAGCTAATTCTACAATCAATATAACTCAAAGCTCTGGATGAAAAAGGTAATATTCACAGTATTTATATTACTAGCTATACCACTGTTGTTTCAGTTATATCCTTTACAAATTCTTAAACTACAAACATTTGACACATTTGTTAAAAAACATGAGCCTAGTGGTAATTTCGTTGTGTTAAATATCACACAAGAAGATATACAAAAATCTGGTGGTTGGCCTTTTCCTAGACAAGAGTTAGCACAAATACACATGGATATTTTAGAGGCAGGTGCTATGGGTGTCGGTTGGGTCATATCCCTACCGAATCCAGATCGTTTTGGTGGCGATGAAATGTTTTTGATGGCCTTAGATTATAGTCCTAGCATATTAGCCATGTTTGAATATGACAATGGTGATTATCCGCCAACAAGCGGAACCGTTTTACTTGGTGAAAATATTAGTGGTATTATGGCTAAGGGAGTTGTTGCAAACGACTCAATTTACATAGATGTTCCTCAAGGTTTGTCGACGGCTCCCACGGAAGTAGATAATCTTGTAAGGCGTATGCCTCTTCTTATGGAAACACCAGATGGTTTTCTTGCATCGTTTGGTACCGAAGTTTTAAAAGTATTAGCTGGCGCAAATACCTACATTATAAAAGGCGATGATGATGGTATGCGACAGATTACTGTGCAAGGATTACCTCCCGTTGATGTAGACAACCTAGGCCGCAAATGGATCTCTTGGGTCGACACTCCACAAACAAATTTACAAGAATTAGCTGTTGCACATAAGTTTGTGTTTGTATCGGTCAATGCACCAGGCGTTTTTCCGACCGTTGCAACACCTGTAGGGTTGCTTTCTCCGCATGAAGTACAAGCAGCTCTTGCAGAATCTATACTTATACAAGACTCGCCCTATGTACCAGATTGGGCGATAGCAGCTGAATTAATAATGTTTACTCTGTGCCTAATAATAGTTTCAGTTATTTTCGGTTATTTAGGTATGACACAATCACTAATATTCGGTGGCTTATTTATGGCTGCGACCTTTATAAGCGGTGTTTATATTATAAAGACTGGCTATCTTGTAGATTTTTCTTGGACTTTTGTATCAGAGTTTGTACAAGGTAGCGCTATTTTTTATGTTCGGTTTA